TAGTGGAAGTTTGTTCTATGGTTCTGTCTATATCGATTGTTTCTACTACTCCTGCAGCTCTGGTTGTTATCTCCAGTGTGAAGGGATCTCCAGCGGTGTGGAGATTGAATACTGAATCTGTATCTACTATTCCTCCAGAACTTGTTGAAGTATGAGTTATATTTTCTCCAGTCCATTTAGAATATACCCCTCCAAAAACTTCTTGCTCTATGGTTTCTTCTATATCGACTTGAGTTACTGTAGTACTCTGCATAGACCCTTGGGTAAACTGAGGCGTAATAGGGTTTGCCCTTGCAGTAACTGGAATTAGCAGAAGCAAAAGTAATAAACATTTTTTCATACTTTTGTTACCTTGTTGTTATCCACTCCTTCAATCTTAATAGGAGTTTCTATAATTATATGTTGGGTAGCACCCGTATTCTTATCTTTACCGTTATCTTTCTTTTTAGCTGTATCAATCCCAAAAGTAGCTAGAGCACTTGTAAATACAAAAGTTATAAATGTAATATCATTATTCTTCTCCTCAGTCATACCTGGCAGAGGTAGATAATTAAGGCTTATGATGAATCCAGACCAGACTACTACTCCAAGGCGTACAAATGTACCAAGGACTTGTATCTGCTCCTCGCCATCCTTAAGCTTCTCTAAAAGATTTTTCTTCTCCTCAGCCATGCCTTTTAAATCCGATAAACAGAAAAAATACCTATACGCTAATAAGCCTAGCGTAGCTCAGAAATTTCAGAAAGACTCTAAGCCAAAAAAGAGTACAATTAAGGGATACAAAACAAAGTAATTATGAGAGGCACTGAAGCTCAGGGAGGAGACTCCCGTATAAGAGATACTACAGCTCAAACCAATATTCAAATATTGAAAGGGGCTGTACTTCCTGGTAAAGCTAAATATTTAGTATGGCCTAAAGGTCATAAAGATATGCCTAAGGCTTAAGAGTGAGAAGAAGGTTCTCTCTACGTGATGTAGCTACCTATTACTCTGGGCAGCTTCATCAGAAGGAAGCTCTCGACATGCTTCAGAATTACATTCCTGAGTCAATTGAGGAACGTTTTGCTGATATGTGGAGAGAGGGGAAGAAGAATGAAATTCCTTCTCACGTTTCTTGGCACGAGAGACTAAAGCAGCTTCTATCGCCTGAAGTTCAGCTTCGTGAGGACATGGATGTAGAGGGTGTGTATCTTCTATTTGCGGAACTCCTAATTCAACAAAGTAGGTCTGCTGATCCTGAATATGCCAATAGGCTCTTAAGCCTTATAGAGGTCAAGAAAGATAAAAGAAAGCGAGATTATAACTGGATGGACTAGTATTACTATGAATTAATCTATTCCAATGGTTCTTCTAGTCAAACCTATCCTCTTCGCCTTCTTAAAATCTGATTCAGTTAAGCAACTGATTGTAGACCTGCTTTCAAAGCTTGTTGAGTCTACTGATAACACTATAGACGATGCTGCCGTAGAGTTAATTAAAAAGAACCTATTTCCAAATAAATAACCATGCCTGGAAAAACACTTTATGGTAAATCTGATTGGGGTCTAAGACCTGATGGTACTAAAGGCCCAATAGATAAAAACGATCCTGCTTACCAGCATCCAAATCCTATTCATAGGAAAGCTCAAGCCGATAGGGGAATAACAAAAGCACCTAAAAAACATTATGGCTAGAAGAAAATCCGTAGGAATGGCAACTGAGGACGAGTTACAATCTCTCCATCGGTTGGTAGCTACTAAACTGGTAGATCAGCTTAACTCTGAAAACGTTAAAGCTTCTGACCTAGCTAACGCTATTAAATTCCTCAAAGACCAAGGTATTACTCTTGATAAGAATGGTGATGTCTCTGCTATAGGCGAGATGATCGACGCTCTACCTGAGATTGATATGTCCAAAGTTAAGTCTTATATAAGTGCCTAGTGATAATCAACAACAGATTATTAAGAAAGCTATAAACAGTTTCCCTGTTTTTGCTACCCATCTTTGGCACTTTCTACGGCTTCCTAGTCCTACTCCTGTTCAGTACCAGCTAGCAGACTACCTGCAGAATGGTCCTAACAGGAGAATTATCATGGCTTATCGAGGCTGTGGTAAAAGCTTCCTTACAGCAGGTTATGTCCTCTGGAGACTGAGAAAGAATCCTGATACAAAGGTTCTAGTTATCTCAGCAGCTCAAGACCGTGCAGACGCTTTTAGTGTCTTCTGCCATGACTTGCTTAGGAACTGGTTCATGGTGAAGGATCTCTTCCCTAGTGACACTCAAAGGTTCTCTAAAGTAGCTTTTGATGTATATGGCTCTAAGCCCGATCAAAGCCCCTCAGTGCGCTCTAGTGGTATCTTTGGGCAGATCACTGGGTCAAGGGCAGATCTGATCGTTGCAGACGATGTAGAGACTCCTCAGAGCTGCGAGACGCAGCTTATAAGAGACAAGCTCCGAGAAAGTATTAAAGAGTTCGACTCAGTTATAAAACCTGGAGGAGAAATTGTTTTCCTTGGTACTCCTCACACCCAAGACAGTATTTACGCAAAGTTAGAACTAGCTGGCTATTCCCCTCGTATTTGGCCTGCTCTATATCCGACTGCAGCTAAACTTAAAAACTATTACGGAGAACGTCTAGCTCCTAAGATTGAATCTCAATTAAAAGATGACTTAACTCTTGCAGGTCACCCTACAGACCCTGGAAGATTCAATTGGGAGGAACTAGAAGCTCGAAAGGAATCCATTGGTAGGTCCACGTTTAACCTCCAGTTCCTTCTTGATATTAGCCTTTCTGATGAAGAGAGATACCCTTTAAAACTTCAAGATTTATGTATCTTTAGACTTCATAGAGAACAAGGCCCTGACAGGGTTATTTGGAGTGCTAATGGTGATAAAGCTCTTGACTTACCTTCAGTGGGTCTTCACGGTGATCTCTTTTACAAACCTGGACAGATCGGGTCTGAATTTATGGAGTACACGGGAGTTGTTCTCGCTATCGACCCCTCTGGAAAAGGAAGCGACGAGCTTGGATATTCCGTAGTCGCTTACCTTAACGGTAACCTTTTCCTCCTCGCTTCTGGAGGCCTTAGAGGTGGTTACAGTGAGACTAACCTTAAAAAGCTCACACTCATTGCGAAGGAGTACAAGGTCAAGGAAATAATTGTAGAAAGTAACCTCGGACTCGGTATGTTTAGTGAGCTTCTTAAGCGTTACCTTGGAACTATCTATCCATGCAGTATCGAAGAGGTCCGACATACAAAACAGAAAGAAGCGAGGATTATTGATACTCTTGAGCCAGTCATGAACCAGCACAGGCTCATGGTAGATACCGACATAATCGCTAAGGATATCTCCTCCACTGAATGCTACCCAGGAGAAACCAGATCGCAGTACCAACTCTTCTGGCAAATGACGAGAATTACCAAAGAGAAGAACTCTATAAAGCACGACGATAGGTTAGACGCATTAGCTATGGCTGTTCAGTACTTTACAGAAAATATGGCTCTCACTGAAAAGAACGCAATAAAACGTAGAGAAATGGAACAGTGGGAACTAGAAAGAAAATTTATTCAAGGAGAAGGGGGTCTTAACGTGGGTGTACTTGGCTACGCAAGGACCCTAGAAGACCTTCAGAGGGCTGCTAGTGCCTCTTCAGGTACAAGCAATTGGTTGGACAATTAGAGGCCCCTTCCAGCCCCTTCTGGGAAAGACGAAAGAAAGACCTCCTACTTAGAAAGGCCTTTTACTGCTTTAAGTTAAAGGTTTTAAAAGTAATACTTTAAGTACACTACAAGAGCTTAAGCTATACTACTTACATGGCTAGAAACTACCGCAAAGAGTATGATAATTATCAGGGTAAACCTGAACAAAGGGCTAATAGGAGTAGTCGTAATAAAGCTCGTAGAAAGTTGTCTAAGTCTGGTTACTCCTTAAAGGGTAAAGACGTTGACCATAAAGACGGTAACCCTCAGAATAATAGTAGAAGTAACCTTAAGGTGACCTCTAAGGGCTACAATAGGTCTAAAAAGTAATGGACTTCCCTTGTACTAGTTGTCTTTGCTGTTGTCATAGTATGGGTTTGATACTTGAAAATATAGATAAACTAGAACCTATGCAACGCTTTATAGCTAGTAAATTTCCCTATGAAGTTAATGAAAATGGTTCATGTACTCAACTGACTAAAGAGGGTAAATGTGCTGTCTACGACCATAGACCAGTATTATGTAATGTTCGTTTGATGTCTAAGTTTAGTGGGGAGTCAGAAGTTGAATATTTTAAAAAGTCTGCAAAGGCTTGTAATAAGATTATGGATGATTGGGGTGTTGAAGAAGAGTACCGAATTGATTTTGCTGCTAATTTTTGAGCACTACTTAATAACGTCAAGGCTGTGGAAAACCCCCTCTGGGTGCCTTAAGGGCCTTTATATATAATTAAAGGCCACGTTCTCAATAAGCTTTTGATAGTTCTTAAAGGGCTGTTTAAATTGTGAGTAATTATACTTATTTTTTTATTTATCCATGAGCAAGGCCACAACTAACTCTATTGTTACTGTTCATTAAGTCTTAGGGCTTGGCTACTGGCTAACTCTCTGATCACTAGCAATATGTTGATTGAGCTTTACAGCTTAAACCCTTTGAATCCTTCCAATGATTACCAAAGCAGCATTACGGGCTGAGATAGCAGCCCTCAAAGCAGAGAATGAGCTGATTAAAAGGCAGTGTCTCAAGCTTGAAGAAGATAGAACACTGACTAAGCAACAACTGCTAACAGCTCATCAATACTTATCCGACTTGAAAAGACGTTGGTCTATCCATCAAAAAGAATGGTCTCAAGCTGTTATTGATGTGAGATCAGCGGGAGAAACAACAAGGCAAGTTGTTCAACCTGTATTCTCTAAGTTTTACAGTCAGCTCTCACTAGCTACAGGTTTCACAAAATGATCAAATCAATTTGGTTATACCTTGAGCGTTGGTTTCCTAGTCTAATCATTAGCAGGGCTAACAAGTTCTCATATCATTTAGAACTTGATACTGGCTATTCAATCAAAACAGTAGACAGTGAGGATGGCTTAAAGTTCTTTCTCATTGGTCCTTGTGATGATCCTATCTACGCCATTGAACACGATGATCACTGGTCAAACTTAGATGATTGCATCTTTGACTTATCAAACTTTGAAAGATCTAATTGTTTAGAACATTTACCATCATGACTAGGTATAACTCAAGCCCTGAAGATCTACACTTTAGGGCCATTGAAAACAACTACTACAAAGAACTGGATGACTGGAATTCTTATGAAGTAGCCCTTGAACAATACGCAAGGGGCGAACTAAGCGAGAAACCTGAGCAACCCTTCTTAGTAATGATATCTAATCATTAGTAATGGACTCTTACTTTCATCTTTCCAAAACCTCAGCTAACAAAAAGCTGGGGTCTTTTGTTGCGGCTAGTACTTCTTCTAAGGATACTTGCCCAACATTATGTCCCTTTAAGCTTGATGGCTCCTGCTATGCGTCCCGAGGGCCTCAGTCGTGGCATTGGGCCAAAGTGTCAAGTGGTGAGCGTGGCTCTAACTGGTGGGACTTCTGCCAATCAGTGCTTAAGCTCAAGCCTAAACAACTCTTTCGCTTAAATGTTAGTGGAGATATTCCCTGTAATGAAGAGGGAATAATAGATAGAGTAAAGCTTTCGACTCTTGTTACTTCTTGTGAGCTTCAAGAGCTAAAAGCCTGGACCTATACCCATACTTATTTGAATGATATCGAGAACTTAGGCATTATCAAAGCCAATGAGTCTGATCATTTAACAATCAATCTATCTTGTGAGGATAGGTACAAGGCCGCTGAGTATCAGCAACAGGGCTTCAACGTCTCAATGGTAGATGATGACATCTTTGAGCTGTTACGCAATGGCTTTGAGGTAAAGCAAGGGACTACAAAGTTTACCGCTTGTCCTGAACAGTACATTGATGGTGTGACGTGCTCAACGTGCCGTAAGTGCATCAAGAGTAGCGATGATCGTGAGGTAATAGTGTTTAAGACCCATTGAAAGACCGTAAGCGCTCTTGGTGGTTCCTTCTCATAATGTTCTTGCCTGTTATTCTCTCAGTTCTTATTCAGTTATTAGTCAGCTCTTAGGAGCTGGCTATTTTTTTTTTATTTAGTGAGGATTAAATAATCTAATCAATAGATAACTACTGATAATTAGTATCAATAATAAAGTGAAAACGATAACCATTTCTATTCCTATCCTTATTGATAATGAGAATCAATAGTATAAATACCTATGACAATTAAAGAATTGTCTATAGTTCATTTGTACTATCACGCATTACGCAGCGAGCGAGCTAACGTAACCAGG